CTATGCGCTTCACGCGAGCATATCAAGGTGGGGATGGTTGCTAGTCGGAGACCCAACCGACGAGCACATTAGTAAGTTGACCGGTGCGGATTATTTGTCCTTTGACTATAAATCTGCTACCGACAATATCAAGTCCGCTTATGTTTCAGCTGCGGTCGACATACTAATTGAACAGGCAGATGCACTGTCCGAGGATGAGATTCGAGCACTTCGTGTCTTCTCAGTGCTTAAAGTTGAAGGGACTGAATTCGAGGCAACACGCGGGCAGCCAATGGGCTCGCTGTTATCGTTTCCGGTACTCTGTCTGATCAACAAGACTGTGGTCGATATGGCATTGACACACAGTTTTGAGAAGGGGGAGATTTCGTTCCGGGAATGGTCTTCACACCCATTGCTCGTTAATGGGGACGACCTACTGTTGAGGGAGGTCAGGACCGGGACGAAAATCAGGGACTACATTTTGGAACAAGGTAGCGAGGTTGGCCTCGTTGTCAATGAAGAAAAATCTATGTGTAGTCCTCGTCGAGCGGAGGTGAATTCGAAGCTCTTCCTGGACGGGAAGTGCGAGAAGAAAACGAATGTGTCGGCTTTGTGGATGAAGCCAGATGTCGAGGATGTTCTCGGTTTTGCAGCTGAGGCTACTTGCGATAGGGAGTCGTTCCGGCAGGTGGTGCGTGCAAACGCACATATTTTGTCTAAACAACAAGATAAGCACCTGTACTCTCTCCCACCCCATTTGCAACGGGTGTGTCGTAAGGATCGTAAAATACATCGAGCGATAATGGCTTTGCCCATGGAAACACGACCGAAGCTTGAGGGTCCTATCAGGATGGCTGTAAAGCCTGACGGGTATGATTTGCTTGCTTCGGACGAGCACGCGGCAATGTTGGATGAGATAGAGCGTGTACGAGAGAGTGCCGTGGCATTCTTTAGTACGAAGAGGAGAAGTTTTCGGACTTCGCTGGTACTCAACGCTCAATCTTATTCGGCAGCGACCCGTAGGCCCATGCGTTCAACTGACGAGCTAATACCTTTAGCTTACGTCAACCGCTATCACCAGATAAAAAAGGAAGAATTAAGGGCCTCGGAAGTGGTACATCCCGAGGTATACGAAGACCCACCTTTTGACGGTAGTCGTATCAATCACATGATTGACTTAATACGATCGGCAAAGCGAATTGTCGAAACAGATCAGCCCCAGGAAAGGAGCCTTCCAGTTTCATCGGAGGGTTACTTGTTGTTGGCCTGTTGAGTGCCCAGACCGTAGCTGACTACGG